CAAACCCTTGTGGATAAACGTCCTATCCGATTCAGTATCTGATTTTTGCCCTTCGATAAAAAGTTTTCCATACTCTGTGAAGACATTTACTTCCTCCTTTTTGAATCCCGCAAGTGCAATCTCTAAATGAGATTCTACATTATTTACCTGAATTAGATTATAAGGTGGATAATTGTTTGTAGTTTCGTGAAGATTGAATAGTCGATCAAAGTATTCATCCATTCCAATGCTATTGCGGGTAATCCTATCCATCAAGGCAGGAAGATCCGCAGCAGAATATCGCGTAATGTTAGTCATTATGGTAGCTCCTTTTTAAGCGAGTTTGTGTTTTGTGGACCCCGAAGGCGTCCTTACTATTATATAGCAGTTCATAATAAAAAAGGGAGTGTTGAACTCCCTACTTTATTATTCGGTTTCTTCCGCCTTTTTCTTTTTAGCACCAATATTATATTTGGTTTCTAAAATCCAATCTCCCTTATCCTTATAAGAAAGAACTTTAATTTGATTGAGGGGTGCAATATCTTGTATTTTATTTGCATCAATAATTGCAACAAGACCCCAGTCAGCAATTAATTGAGCAATACGATTACGACGCTGAACATCATTTACCGTAAGATTGGCGTGTTTACCATCCAAAGCAAATAGTTCCTTGAAATGCACCAGATAGTATCTACCTTGCTTATGTAGAATGTGGCAAGATTGATAGATTTTTTTTTCCTTACGTGATGCAACTCCGATACGAGTCAAAGTTTCACGAACCTTCAAAAAATCATCTGGTTCATTCAAAATTACTTCCACCATTTGATCAGGTGACCAGTTCACAGTAGGTTCCTTTACAACACTCATTTTGTTCCTCCAGTTTCAAATTTCGATTTAATAAAAATAAGTTGTTCTTTTGTAAGAATCCTCAAAGCCTGTTTTGCCTTTTCATTACTATAACCATAATAACGTTTGACATAATCAAGATCTTTGATTTTATCTTGTCGGAGCCAGGGAGAAAATCTCTTCTTTTTCCTCAGACTATTTATAAAAAAATCATACTGCAATCGATTGACGATATAGGGAGCATATTCCTTCTCAACCGAAGGATCTTCATCAATCAGATTTTTCTTCGTTTGATTAATCGAGTTTAACCAGTCCTTCAATTCCATAGTTAAAAAGCAGCAGTTCTTTACGTTGTTTTTGATCCCGCATATATTCACCAACCGAACGCATCGTATAAGTCAAATCAAACTCAGCAGCATTCCAGTTCTTAAACCTATCTTTTACCAGTTGGGCAGAATTATAACTCACTAATTGATCCATATTGTTAGCATCACAATCAGCAGCGAACTTATCGTGATCAAATCCTTTGTGCATTGATCCCTTGTTGCCATAGAGATTGTCCTTAATATCATAAGGAGGGTCAAGGTACATAAAGGCACCCATATCCCCATCCATAAGATAGTCATAAGAGTAATTAGTTATACGCCAGTTCTCAATCAGTTTAGAATACTCCGGCAACTTTTCAATTCCACGCACACTAAAATTAGCATTAGATGCCTGAGGAGAGAAAGAAGAACTTGCGGTGAGACCACTAAAGGAGCACTTATTGACAATATAAAATCTAACTGCTCGCTCAAAGTCTCCGGTATTGGGATCATTTAGGATAGTTTTAGAAATGTCAAACAATCCCCTTGCAGAATCCGGATCAGGACAGGCACTCTTAAAATGTAAGAGGTGATCCTTGAGTTCTGTCCCAAACATCTGGAGTTGCTGCCAGAAGATTACAAGAGGCGAATAGAGGTCATTCGACTTGCCCCCAGGATAACGCAAAGGTGTCTTAAGAGATTTCATAATCAGGTTTGTTGTACTTCAAATATTCCCAGAAGGTAAGTTTCATTTCCTTATGAGTCATACCACAATGCTTTGCGGCAGCAGGAAGAGTCATTTTAGCACGAAACAATGCCTCATTTGCTTCCTTTACATTCTCGGGAGTAGTCTTAATAGGAATTTCTTTTAGATCTTTATATGAGATTTTATAAGGGTTCATTCCGGATCCTCAGTCATTTCAAATTCTTCAAATTGTTCTGAAGATACTTCATGTTGCCCATCAATAAGATACCAATATTGCCCAGCACGTTCACCAAGATACTTCATTTGATCTTCTGCAAATATGTTCTCCCTCATTGCAGCTTGAATTTTGTAATGAATGAGTTCAGATTTAGATGGTACTTTCATTTGAATTCACATTCACACATTATTTCAGTTAATGCCGCCAAAAGATTAATTTCTTGATCGGCAACGAAGGCAATCTGATACTGGTACTTAGCAATAATAAGGACAGCAGCAGGGATAGAAGAAGGGGTAATATACCCATATAAACTATCATAAATCCTACGAAGAATAACACTGCTGTCATTATCAAGATTTGATACGACCCACTTACGAACCTCAGTGAAGTTTTTTTCCTTAAGTACCTTAAGTAATTCATCTACAGAGACGTCCGAGAAAGATGCAAGAATTCCAGAGTCAATCTGTCCACTAACCGAATATCTTTGCCCTTGATCCCAAAGTCGATGACGGCACATCGGGAGTGGAGGGGTTCGATAATCTTGTTCTTGTAGTTGCAGGTAAAGATGAATCGGCAATTACCAGCAAACTCCTCAATAAACGCCCTAAGGAGGAGTTGAACGTCGTTCCCTGTGTTATCTGCCTCGTCAATGATGACGACTTTGTGTTTAGCATCTGACGAAAGCGATACGGTCGAAGCAAAGTTTTTCGCATTGTTTCGGACAGTATCAAGGAATCTACCCTCATCGGATCCATTAATGACATAAACATCTACTCCCAATTCATTACATAGTGCCTTTGCCACAGTAGTCTTCCCAATTCCAGGAGGACCTGCAAGAAGCATATTTGGAATTTCACCCTTATTTAGGAAGTCTTGAAAGGTTTTTTTTGTACTTTCAGGGAGAATGCAATCTTCAATTGTTTTGGGGCGATATTTCTCAACCCAAATAAAATTACTCATAATTTAATTAAATCCAATCAGGTTTGCGTTGCGGCATACGAAGATAATTAGATGCAACCCAAGGTTTGGATGCAATATACATCTTGTAAGCAGTAAAAGTGTCAATGCTTGTGTCAAGTTTATACTCATCTGGCATCGCACGAACAAAGTTTTCTACCTTATTAATTTTACCACGAGGGAACAAATAAAAGGCATCTACGAGTGTCTTGTAACAGGAATGAACCTTACCATAACGCAGAGTGTATTCATCACATAGATTAAGTCCGTGCTTAATCAACCAATAGGCATTATGAATACTCTCTGCTGCCCACTTTGTACAGGGATGGTTGCGGAAAGCACCCTTCTCTGTTTTATAAGGAGTACTATCTGCTTTGAGAAGGGATCCATATCCATGTCCCCATTTGTCAGATGCCACGATAGAGAGCATCTGACAGCACTCTAAGGGCATTTTGACAACGTGCTTGTCGGGTAGGCAAATGGCACTTTCAGCAGGATATTCACTTGTTACAAAGATGTTCATCCGAAGGTCGAATCAGGTTCCAGAGCAATATAATACTTCAGATTATACTTCTCATTCGTGAATTGAGACAAAAGTTTAGAAGACACAACAACGTCATAAGCACCAGGAATAATCTTGATGTTTTCTACTTTGAAGTTGAAAGTGAACTCTTTATCAGTTTCACCAACAACAATAGCATATTCGTTAGAAGTATCGTTCTTCTTATCACGAACAACCAATTTGATCACACCTGCCTCACCCACAGCAGAAAGGTCAGGAAGTTGATAAACACCGGCAGCTTTGATGAGTTTTTCCAGAGAAGCACTATCCAATTGGAAGCAAACATCTTTAGAAGGTAGTTGAATTGCCTTATCGGGAGGGGAGATGATTACATTAGGGTCGGCATAAAAATATTTGACCCGACGCTTACCCTCACGAATATTAATATGCGATTCTTCAGTAAAATCTAGATCCGGATCTTGGTGAAGTCCCAAACCATTCAAAAACTGATTAAGATCATAAATTGCAAATTCGCGTGGGAACTCTTCAGTAATTTCTGCCTCTGCAAGAATGTTTTTGGCAACGGAAATGGTGCGAAGACGATTACCTTGCTTCACAAGAATAGAGTTGTTAATCCCAGCAAAATTCTTAAGAACAGTCAAGGTATTATCAGAGAGTTTCATAGTATTTTCTTTCAATTTCATAATAATCAACGGGTGAATTCAGTAAGTCCATTGTCTTTGCGGGTGTAATGCCCATCAAAGTGAAGCAGTAGCATAGCATAGTGAATGACTTTCATCAAGTCACGCTTGTTACGCCCATCCTTGTCCCCATAACGAGAACCATACTTAAGGATGTTTGCCTGACAGAATCCTGCTGCCAGTTTCTTTGCTGCCATTAGGTCAATAGTTTGAATGTCGGCATATCCATCATTATCACCACAGTAATGCCCGTGATAGGTAGTGGTCACATAATCCTCAACATCTTTGAGAATCTTATCTTCGTTGTATTTCCAAAGGTGATTTTTTGATTCACTCATAGTAATTTTGTATTCAACTAGGTTTTGTTCGTCTTCAGGTCCAAACATAAAGGGGGAAAGTCATAATTAACCTCCCCCAATTATATCAGATTGTGGGGTTCAAGTCAACCTCAATCGTCAATTCAGAGTTTTCGGTAGGCATCTCAAAGTCAGCATCAATCTTGTCATAGAGTTCAAGAAATGCGGTTTTGGTTTCTTCATCAAAACGGTTGATGCAAACCTGAATTGCCTTTGCCTTATCACCGAAGATGCTGTAGGCACGGATGATATGAACCAGGCGGCGAGTGGAGATGATTTCCTCAATACCACCATCATAGAAGGTCTTACGAATCACA